TATAATCTACCATCCCCTTCTTTACGTTTCAGTTCTGCGTAATTATATTTCTGTATAATTTTCACTGTGACATTATATCACAGTTTATACTTTTCCGCCACTATTATATAACATCCAATCACGCTTACCAGCTGCGTTTTTCTTTTTCATTATCTGGCCTATGTAATTAAATATTTGTGAATCTTTTAGTCCCATTTCTCTTAGTCTATTAATTACAGAATAGAACAAAGAAATTTTAGAATTATCTATCATATCTTGTGTAGGGTGAAAATGTGTTTTACCAGTTCCCCTTTGCATCATATCCCCCATATCTTCTATATTTTTATTTACACTCATTCTTCTAATTACACCTGGATTTGCAGAATCTATTCCCATAATTCCTTTACTAGGTCTAATTGCATATGTAGCAGCTTCTAAAGGTTCTGCTGACCACCATTGACCAGGCTTTACACCTGCACTAGATTCTAAACCTGTTTTAGAAATATATTTTGCATCAGGATATAAAGTTTCACCTCTAAAAAGATTATTTATTATTCCTTTTCCTTCTCTAATTTGTTTTCTTAAAGGAATCGTGTCAACGTGTGTAGGTAATTTTGCTAACTCTTCTGGAGTTAAATTTCCTTTTGCCATGTAACTTTCCATAGGTTGTCTTTTGGCGTACCCTCTAAAAAATTCAATAGCTTCTGGTAATCTTGATTGATCACCTATAGTGCTTTCCCAATAGTTTCCTTGTACTATATTTTTTCTAGCTCTTTCTTTAAGTGCTTTTCTAGCTAGTGCTCTTAATATTCCTGATATCATAAATGAGGATTTGGTTTTGGTAAAGATGTTATTCCCACGGAAGGTTGTGGGGGTTGATAGCTACTTGCAATTTCATCCATATCAAGTCCAAAAGAAGTTCCTATGTCATAATCTTTTTGAGCATTATAATTCATTAAAAAATTAGCATTGGCAATATTTTGAGGATTAATATCATTAACACGATCTAGCATACTACTTGGTTGACCATGCCCACCGAAAAAAGTTTCATCAATTCCATGAATAGCTGGATGAAAAGGTGCCGAACTAGAAAAATGCCTGTTATACATGTAGCGTTTTCCTGGATCATACTTATTTGCTATCTGTAAATTAAAAGGTTGTTTTGTTTCTCCAGCGTAAGGATAAGGTGACGTTTCTAATAAAAATGGATATCTATGAACTGCTCCATGTAAACCTTCATGGCCTACAATATTAGCTTTAGTCGCCATATCTTTTGTGTAATATGGATTAAGTTGTATTGTTCCTAAAGGGTTATCATCATACTGTGATCTAAATAAACCAGCAGCATCACCATCATAGTCTGTAATTTCTCCCACTTCTGCTCCTGAATCAATGTATTCACGTAAATAATCTAAAGCAATTTGAGGATAGTTTCTTATTGGAAAAAATCCTTTGCCTAATGCTAACTCAGGGCTATCAGTTATTTCTGCAAGATAATCCATCATAGGTATATCTTCCTCATATTGAGGTCCTGTAACCCACGATCTTGTGTCATAATTTTCATACGCAGGATTAACAAAATCTTCCGCCGCCTCCATTTCGTCATAATATATAGGTTCCTGACCAACCATTCCTTCATCCCATATGTCCATAAGATATTGAATAGCTTCTTCTTTAGTTAAGTCTTCACTTAAAACAGGGTTAGGAGCGTCAACTTGATTGGCTGGAATAAAGCCTTCGTGATTTGGGTTTAAACCAGGTAAGTAATTTCGATCATCAAAAACAGGAAAGTTACTAGAATCTAATAATTGATCTTCACTTAAATAATTAAAGTAAGATGGTATAAAACCATAAGGTGCTTTTAAATCGCTTAAATAATCATAAATTGCTTCTAAATCACTGGTGTCTAAAACAGTTTGATTTAAATTACGTAGTTCCTTACCTAGTTCCCGTATTGATGTAGGTTTAACTGGAAGTACTTCATCATGAGTATGATCGTGACCTAAACCCATTACTCACCTTTAGATAAATATCTATTAACAGCTGACGTACTGTATGGTCTTCTTCCTACACGTGATAATTCTGCAGCCGCAAGATCTTCTAGTGTCATTGGTGACATTTCTGCTTCTCTAATCATGTCATCTAAAAATCCACGTGACCACCAATTATCAGATCCCATTTCCATGTACCAATCATCCATTTCTTTTCTTGCTTCTGGTTTTGCTCTAAAATAATCTGAGATTTTTCTAAATCTTCTTGGATCATTTCCAACTTTACCTCTTACATAATTCATAAAGGTACCAGGGTAAGCATCTAAATATCTAGATGAATCTTCTGCCATAAATTTAGCAATACCTAGTCGTGATTTATCAGATACATTAGGGTTTCTTAAATTTCTAACAGGGCGTATGTCAGGATGTTTTTTAATTACTTCCAACACACGCTTCATCGCTGGACGCCCCATCATTTTTGATAACTGACTAAGTATTCCGTACACTTATGCACACTCCTTCATGTGTTTTGCCATTTCTTGAGCTCTGTTAGGTGTTTGTTTTGCCCAACGTGAGTCAAGCATTTGGACAGACGCTTCAGCGTAATCAGGTGGATCTTGCTGAAGGGCCTGCCACATTTTTCGAAACTTGGAAACTCCGTTCCCCCCAAGCTGAAAAATCATTTCGATGATTATAATTTTTGCATCATCACTTATTGTTAAATTTTTGCACATGTCATCTGCTTGATCAATTGCAGACTGTAAATCTTTTTCTAATATACCCATCAAAAAATCTTCTTCATACTCTTTGTCATCTTCCCAAAAATCTTCTACACACAGGTGGCCCACGCCCACCGTTCTCTTTCCTAGGGTATCTAGGTATACCTTGTTTCTGTATCCCTCGTGTCGTTTTACAGATTCTAAAAGTTTATCCATGTCAATCATATTATTGTGCTCCTTTATGCATTGTAAAAATTATATAATTTTTTGTTTATCGCTGCGTCACGATACATTCTGTTGAATAAAGACCCTAATCCTTGAATTTGTCTTGGCGATAAAGTATTAAAATAATTCATGTATTCGCTTATGTGTGGTACATTCAAAGATGTTGCACCCTCAAAATCTCTACCAGGCGTCTTCATGTCTTTCACAGTATTTTCATTTGTTGGAAAAGCATCCATTATACCACCTTGAAAATCTAATACACCCATATTTCTAAGATCATCTAAAAGAAGCACAAGAGAATCAGGATTAGTATCTTGTCTCAATACATCAGGAAAACCTTTGTCGGGTATGTATCCTTCAAATTGATCTGGATAAAATGTTCGTCCATAATCACCCTCCCTTAATGGAGTTGTTTCAAACTTTGGATAATCAAAGCCTGGCTTATCATCTGGTGGTAAAAAGAAAGGCATTTGTTTTGGATTTTGTCCACCTGGAAAAGTTTCAAATTTTTCTACATCACCATAACCAGGAGCTAATCTATTGTATAATTGATCTATATCATAATTTCCAACATCTGATGGATTATTTTTTCTTCCTATGTAACGTTCTCTTCTACTCATTATCTATCTAATTTTTTATTTATGTTTTTTACCTCGTTTTCTATGACCGCTATTCTAGCTTCCATTTTTGTAAACAAAATAAGTGCTTCTTCTATTCTATCTATGTCACGTTCCATTGCATTGATACGTTGTGATGTCATGCCCCATGTAGCACCAAGTGCTATAAAGATTCCTATAATCCACATTGCGTCTCTTATGCTCATTAACTTACCAAAGATATTATTCCACCCTTCGCTGCCATACGTGGTGCCACTCTATTAGCGAGTGCCTGGTCCAAGTTTCCTTCGTACAAGGAAGCTGCAGCTGCAGGATTCATGTTAGGACTTTGTAATATAGAAGAACCAATACTTGATACTTCATCCGCAAAATAGTTTGAATCTGGTTGAGGAGGATTTTGTATTCTATCCAATATGTTCATTGCAGGTGATGTGCTTGGCATGCCCATTGTATCCTCTACTATTCCTTTTCCAGTTTCTAAAGCTTGTTTACCAGCTTCACTAAACATTTCCAACGCACTTCTTGCTGGTGCCATACTTTGCCCAACTTGCTCTCTGTATCGTTGTCCTTTTTCAATTTCTGCTAGTTCACGGTCAAACTCTTGCCACTCTTCAGGTCGTAATCTTACAAGACGAACAAAGTTAGCAAGTCTAACTTGCTCTGGTAATGTGTCATCTAAAATGTTTTTGTATGCACGAAGCGATGGTGGACTTGTTAATATGCCACCCATGTATCTCACACCATATGCTAGTGCTGCTGGTATCAACCAACCACTTCCAAAAGTTGCAAGTGCACCAGCTCCTGCTGTTTTTGCTTGTATTCCTAATGCAGAGGTTGGCAATGCTGAAGCAATACCTGATCGCACTCCACCCATAACTGCACGACGTGCCATGAATGTGCTTATCTCTGGTATGCCGTTTGCTGCAGCTGCGCTCATGACTGTTGCAAAATCTTCAAAATCTTTTAACGTAGGTAATTG